GCTGCGCGCCGAACTCGCGGGGCGAGCCGGTGGCGCCGATGGTGAGGCCACCGGGGCCGAGCTTGCTGGACTTGGGGGGCATGGGGGGTTCTCCTAATCGGTGAAGGTGAGTTCGTAGGCGGGGGGAGGTGGCTTGCCCTCCCATGAGGAGGGCTGTGCGACGGTGACGTCGAGGTCGGGGGCGATCGCGGCGATGATCTCGTCGAGGCGCGTCCACGAAGCGACCTGCTCGGTCGGGGTGCCGTAGACGATGACGATCGTCCACGTCGCGAAGGTGTGGGAGTGGGTCGGGAACTTGAGGGACGGGGGCCGGATGTGGATCGCGCCGCCGGCCGAGAGTCGGGCGGCTGCGGCGATCTTCGAGCCGTCGAGGGTGACCAGGACGTCCGAGAGGCCGGCCTCCTCGAGGGACGCCCTGATCTCCTCGACGATCTCGAGCGCACGCTCGACGCGGGGGGCGCTCATGCGAGACCGATCGGGAGGTACTGCCGGAGGATCGGGTAGGCCGAGAGCATGGGGTCGCGGGCGATGCGGACGGGGATCGCCTCGACGCCCTCGAAGCCGATGACGCCGTTACGGGAGGCGCGGCGGTGGAAGAGGTCGGCGCCGACCTCGAGGATCGCGCGCCGGCGGATCTCGTCCGGCATCTTGGCCTTCCCGACGAAGTTGGCGATCAGGGACGAGGCCTCCGCCGCGCACTCCGTGACGTAGGAGTCGGGGGCGCCGGTGTCTTCGGCGTTGACGTACTCCGTGAGGGCGGCGACGAGGTCGTCGTCGGTGCCGGCGGAGGCCTCGTCGACCATCAGGCCGCGGCGATCTTGACGGGCTGGATCGCCTCCGGGAACTGGACCGCCGTGGCGAGGTAGCCGTAGACGCTGAAGTCCTTCGTCAGGTTGAGGATGTTCTCGTCCTGAAGCTGGTACGGGGCGCCGGCCGACTCGAAGGTCGTGATCGCGGTCGGGTCGTAGAACGCGATCGTGTTCGCGGCGGCGCCCGGGAGGAGCTTGAAGCTAACGCCGGCGACGGCGCCCTCGAGACCCTTGACGTCGATCGTGCCGACCTGGTTGACGCCCTCGCCCTGGACGCGCATCAGCATGTTCCCGTTCGTGTCCTCGAGCCGGAGGAGGCGCTTGAACACGTCCTTGGAGAGGTAACCGCCCTCGAGGTTGAAGCCGAGGTCTTCGTAGCGCTCGACGCTGTCGACGAGAAGGTCGAGGAGGTCGTAGGTGGTGAAGGCGGCGCCGAGGGTGAGGACGTCGTCGGCGGCGGCGCGGGCGGTGATCGTCTTCGCTAGTTCGGCACGGACGGCCGCTTCGGTCTCGTTCGCGTACTTCATGCCCATCGCGCGGAACGCGGTCGACAGGTAGGCCGCGGACCCGCGCTCGATCACCTGCCGGGAGAGCTCGACGTAGCCGCCGTAGGTGTCGACGCTGGCCGTCGCGGTGGTGAGGGCGATCTTGCCGGTGACGAGGTTGTCGCCTTCCTTCGCCTGCTTGCCGACCTTCGTCGAGTCGCTCTTCAGCTTCGCGTATTCGAGCGTCATGCCCTCCGCGGGGAGGGTCTCGACCTGGAACGTCGACATCACCTTGCGGCGCTTCTCGACGAGCTTGATCGCGTCCGCGAGCCACACGTTCCGGTTGACGGCGTCCGCGAGGCCGGCGCCGGTGTAGGCGCGGTGCAGGGTGAGGGCGGACTCGTCGCCGGTCGCGACGGCCTTGAGGTACTCGCCCATGCTGCGGAAGTGCGGCAGGGCGGCGGGGCCGGCGCTGTTCTCGATCTGCGCGGCGAGGGCGTCGAAGCGACGGTCCGACTCGGAGCGGTCGAGGGTGAGGGCGGCGTCGAGGTCGGCGCGGGTGAGGACGTTCTCGGGCATGGCGGGTTCTCCTAGGTGGGGATCTGCGGCGGGGCGGTGGCGGACGTCGGTGACGGCGGCGCCGGTGTAGGCGGGCATGGGGACGAGGGACACTTCGGGGACTTCGACGGCGGTCCGGGTGACGTTCCCGGTCTCGTCGTCGACTTCGGTCGTGATCGGGCGGAAGCCGACCGACATGCTGCGGACGACGCCGTCGCGGAGGAGCGTGTACGCCTCATCTCCGCGGGGGGTCTCGGAGATCCGGGCGGTGATCTCCCAGCCGGCGTCCGTGTCGCGGTGCGACACGATGCGGCCGATCGGCTCGGAGTGGCGCCAGTAGAGGAGGGCGTCGTCGGAGTTCTGGACGGACCCGCGGGCGAACTGCTCGGTGTAGGAGCCGAACCAATCGTTGATCTCGGTCGGGCTGTCCCACGGCACGGCGATGCCGGTGACGGTCCGCTCGGCGGTGTCGACGGCGCGGACGTGCATCGCGCGGTGGTGTAGCTGGGCTTCAGGCAACGGGGGTCTCCTTCTGGGCGCCGGCGGCGATCGCGGCCGGCTTCTTGGCGGCGGCGATCTGGTCTCGCTGCTCGTCGGTGAGGACGGGGAGGTTCTCGATCGCACGGATCTCGTCGACGGTCTTCCATCCACCGGTGAGGGCGAGGTTGTGACCCTCGTAGCGGGTCTTCGTGTCGGAGCGGAGGAGCGCCTCGATCGTGAAGCGGGCAGTCTGGCCGCGCGGGAGGAGCGTCGTGAAGGCCTCCTCGATCTCGCGAAGAGCGTTCATCAGGCTGAAGCGGACGTAGGCAATCCAGTCCTGCTCGACGTTCGAGTAGGTCTGTGAGTTGCCCTCGACGGCCGCGAGGAGGAGCGACGACGGGATGCCGAGGAGGCGCGCGATCTGGGTCGTCGTGAACTGCTGCGACTCGAGGAATTGGACGTCCGCCGGCTTGAGGAGGAGGGGCGAGTAGTCGAGGCCTTGACCGAGGACGCGGACGTCGTGCGAGGCGAAGCCCTCGATCGGCTCGCCGTCTTCGTCGAGGCCTTTCCACGCGTTCTTGTACTGCTTCGCCTGGTCGGGCGAGAGGGCCGAGTCGGTCTTGAGGATGCCGGAGGGCATGCCGGCTTCGGTGAACCACTTCGAGCCGTAGTCGCGGGCGTCGAGGGCGCCGGCTAGCTCGACCTGCGCGGCCTGGATCGGGCCGAGGCCGCGGTCGACGCCGGTGATCCGGAGGAACTTGAGGTGGAGGATGTCGCGGTCGGTGTACTCGTTCTGGCCGTAGGTGAACCGGATGCGGCCGGTCTGGGGGTGCCGGCTGACGCCGACGAGGCGGGGGTCGAGGATCTCGACGTCGACGACCTCGCCGGCGCGGGTCGATCCGGTGCCGGCGCGGGTGAGCTTGAGGAAGGCGTTGCCATCGAGGTACAGGCACGTCGTGACCTCCTCGAGGAAGGCGCTGCGGCTCATGCCGAGATTCGGCTTGCTGACGATCGCCGGCGTGTCGATCTTGACGCCGCCGCGCTCGACGTCGAGGGAGAGTTGCGAGACCGACGTCGCGTGGATCTGGACGGCACGGAAGACGGTCGAGAGGGTGAGGGCGCGGGCCGGCGAGACACATCCGTCCGTCAGGGTGCGACGCGGGGCGCGGGCGGTGCCGGCGGTCGGGGTGTCGACGAGGCCGGCGGCGCGAGCCAGGGTGAAGACGCCGGCGAGGCGAGACATGATCGACATGAGGGAAACCATGCGGGGCCGGCCGAAGGGCGAGCAAAGCGCGCCTCCGGTGGACGCTGTACGACGCCACAGGACGCCGTACAGCGCCGGTTTTAGAACAGTTGCATTCCGTGCTGCTCCGGCAGGTGATCGACGCCCCACGTTGCGACAGTCGCCGCCTCGAGGGCACTGATCGACCCGATCGAGGCACGCCGACCCCACGACCACGCGCCGTCACTGAACCATCGGCGGGTGGCGAGTTCGGCGGCGTCGTCGAGGGCGAAGTGCGGCCGGTAGCGCCATGTCGGGCCGGCCTCGTTCGTGACGCCGGCGAGGACGGTTTGACACGACGCGGCAACCGCGGCCGAGTTGAGTTCGACGAGGGGCACGCCGGCGCGCTTGACCGTGTCGTAGAGGGCGCCGGAGGGGCCGACCTTGTCGATCGCGAAGGGGGCGCCGTGCTTGGCCGAGAGCGTCTTGATCCGCTCGAGCGCCCACGCGGTGCCGGGGGCGTGGCCGTCTTTGACGATCACGGCGATGTAGTGGCCGGCGACGACGGTGACCATGACGATCGTGACGTCGATGCCGTCCATGCCGACCGCGGCGCCGAAGCAGATCGGGCCGTCCGCGATCTCCTGGTCGACGGGCAGGGCGGCGCGCTGCCAGGGGTCCGCGGGGATGACGCGCTCCGTCGAGCCGGTGCGGCGGTTCCCGAAGGCACGGGCGAACTCGCCCGGGCCGAGGCGGGCGAGGTTGGTCTCGAGGGTGCCCATGTCGCAGAGGATGCCGAACCCGGGGTGCTTGGAGGCGACGACGTCGAGGTCGGTCGGGTCGTCGTCGGGGCCGATCCCCCAGTCGAAGAATGCGACGGAAGGGTCGCCGGCGCGTGCGGCCTCGAGGCGCGGGTTGAGGAAGGTTGACTCGATCGTCCCCTCCGTCGACTCGATCCAGAGTTGGGTGCGCTGCCCGGTGAGCATCCGGCGGGTGGTCGTGGTCGGGGCGATCGCGCCGAGGAGGGCTTGCCCCTGCTGGTAGCTGAAGGCCCACGCTTCGTCGATCGAGTTCGAGTCGCTCTGCTTCGAGTGGAGGGAGTCTTCGGTCGGCGGGTGCGGCCGGAACTTCGAGCCGTTGACGAAACTCATCTCCATCGACCCGTTCGAGTAGCGGGGATTCTTCGCCAGGAGCGGCCGGAGGGGGTTGCGCTTGTTCTCCATGAAGGTCTCGGCTTGCTCTCGCCACTTCGCGTCGGCGTGCTGCCCGCTCTGGGCGGTGTACCAGGCGCGACGGTTGTCACCCATGAGGCAGTTCTGAATGCTCCGGACGAGGTCGAAGGTCGTTTTTCCGACCTGCCGGGGGGCCGTCCACAGGACGTCGCCGTAGACGAGGATGCCGTTGTCGTCGACCTCGAGCGCGACGTCGGCCACGTACCGCTGCATGGGGATAAGCGGGTACCCGATCGAGGCGGCGACGGCGGCGGCGTGCCCTCCGTAGGTCGCCCGGTCATAGTTGCGGCGCGTCGTCCCTTCCCGGGGCGGGGTCAATCCGGGGGGCAGAGGAGAGTGCATTGAGGAGGTTCCTTACTTCGGGCGGGAGATCGTCAGCGGAGGGGCCGTCGTCGACGCCCTCGAGGGTTGCCAGGGTCGCGGCGAGGGTGGCAACCTCGTTCGCGATCGCCCTCCCCTTCGCGTTGCCGGCCGAGATGTTGCGAGCGAGAGCGATGCACATGCTCTTGAGCGCGATTTGCGCGCCCGTGAGCGGCTTCGCCTCCTCGATCTGGGCGATCGCGGCGATCACGGCCTTTTCTTCGTCGGACTCGACCAAACCGGGCCGAACTGGTTCCATTCCGGGCAGATAACTAACAGTCTCACCAGGCATTTTATCGACCTCCGGGGTCTTTTTTTCTGGTCAGGTTGGGGGAGAGAAGGACGGTGGTACGCGGGGGGTCCTGTGTGTCGCGCACAGAAGATCGGGGCGCGATCGCGGCGAGATCCATCACCAGTCGCGACCCGACTCGAGGCTCGAGGCGACGGACGCGACGGCTTCGGCTCGCTGGTTCGTCGTGCCCCTCGAGGCCGGCGACGGCGAGGGCGAGGCCGGCCCTTGAGCGGCGCGCTCGAGGGCTGCTGCCTGGTCGTACCACCGGCCGATCTGCTTGTGCATGAAGGCTGGCCTTTCGATGCGGGCACGGGAGTCGACGACCTCGCGGCCCGGGTCGACCGTGACGATCTCGTAGCGCATGCCCCGGTACTCGGCTAGCTGGTCGGGCGTGGGGATCGCGTGGATGATCCAGACGGTCACGCGCTCGGTGAGGCGGGTTGCACGCTCGATCGCTGCCTTCCTGGCCCCAATCGCGATGTGACGGACGTGAGGCGGGTAGACGTGCGAGGTCTTCGGCGCGATCGGCATGAGAGCTCGAGCGATCGCGTCGAGGTCGATCGTGACGTCGGCCGGCTTCGCGTGGGTCTCGATGTAGGTCGTCTTCCCCGCGGCCGGCGGGCCGATCACGACCTTCACCGTAACCCCGCCCATGCCTGAGATCGAGAGGTTGCGGCGCTTCGAGTTGCACTTCTTGCACGCCGGCCGGAGGTTGTCGATCGAGTCGTCGCCGCCGTGGCTGAAGGGGATGACGTGGTCCTTCGTCGTGGCGACCTTCGTGCATCCGGGGAGGTT